TCTGCTCTAAACATTTTACCAATACCAGGTAATCCTCCTAAGAAAGAATTAACACCAAACTGTATTAGTGATCTTTGAATCTGTGTAAATACGCTACGAGCAACATCACCAAGAGTTTTAGTACCATTTATTGCACCTTCTATTGCATCAACAAGGCCTGTCTCTATCGTTGAACCAATACTTGAATATAATTCATTTATTTTTGTCAATTCATCTCTAAATTTTACTGCATTTTCAATCTGTTCAACTTGAGAGTCTGTAAATTTACTAACAGCAATTCCCATTTCATTTGCCAAATCTTTTTTTAATTTTTCAATTTCTGCTCCTTGTTTACCTAATAAAAGTTGATTCTGTAAAAATGTATTTTGATCTGTAATACTCTTAAGTCCTTTATCAAGAATGTCCTGTCTTTCTTTATCTAATTCAACACCTTTTCCTATCTTTGCGAAATTTTGTTCTCTTAATTTTATTTCTTTAGTTAATTTATCTAAGTCCTTTTGTAAATTATTTCTTTGTTCGTTGTCATTAATCTGTTGTTCAGCAGTTTGTTTTATTTGAGAAGGGAACATTCCTCCACTTGAAAAACTTAAAGGCCCAAGAGCTTGATCTTTTATAGTTTTATCAAGATTCTGTTTTTCAATTACTTTTAATTCTTCTTCAATTTTTTTCTGTTCAGCAATAAGAGCCTGTAAAAATGGATCTTTTCCTGCTCCACCAAGCCTTGCTAATTCAGCAGTTCTATTTGCCTCTGCTTCTTTTTGGCCTGGTAGGAATTTTCGTAAAGAATTAAAAAGGTCAGCAGCAGCAACTTGAATCTTTAACATTGATTTTTTAAAAGAGTTTCCTAAAAGCTCACTACCTTCTGCAAATTCTTTTAAACTTTGAACTCCATCTTCGCCTACAATTTCTGTCATTTTTTCTGTTGCTAAAGCTAAAGCAACATGAGCACCTTCCATTTCTTCGATAAATTTTAATCTTCGACCCTCTGCTGTTCCAGCTAATCCTAAAGAATCCGTTAGCTTGTCTATATCTGGATTTAATTCGTCAAGAGCACCACCTATTTCATTTAATTTTGCAAATAATGTTGTTAATTGTTGAAGAAGAGCAGTAGCAACAAGACCTCCTGCAAAACCACCCATCTGACCTCCCATCTTGGTTCCTACAAAACCACCAGCAAAACCAGCAGCACCTCCAAGTGGTCCTTGTCCAAATAACAGAGGAAACGCACCAGAGATAAGTCCACTTTTTAAAGCTGCTCCCGTACTTTTATTATTAAATTTATCAAGTTTATTTCCTTGAGCTTGTGCTTTATTATTTTTGATTTGTGCATCTGTATTTTTGTTAATAGAAATTGTTTCTCTACCTATAGCTGCATTTTGTTTATTTGTGGCTGCTAATGCTTCTTTATGTCTTTTCGTACCAATTTTTAAATTGTTCGTATATTCTTCTAAAGAATCTGACACTGCCATTTGTTGATTAGCTGTTTCACCAAAGGCTCCTTTCGCTTTATTAACACTTTTAACAACATCATCCATATCTTGTCTGTATTTTTTCAGTTCATTTCGAGCATCCTTTCCTCCTGCACCTCCCGTATTTCGAGGATTCATTATGTCTATCTGACGAATATCATCTACACTTTTTGTTAACTCTTTTACTTTAGAATTTAATCTATCAAGACCTGACTGCCCTTTAATCCTTAAATTTATATTTACACCGTAATCGGCCACAGTAAAAACAAAACTTTATTTTAGTGTACCGCTTTTAGCGTTTTCTTGCTCGTGATTTATTTTTTGCATCTTCATAAGCTTTATCTTCATATTCTCTTTTTAACTCATAGTAAGCAAGCCAGTTTATATACTCTTCTTGTGTCAATTTATTAGTAAGTTCTTGAATAGTCATTCCTAGCTCTGAAGCTAAAAAAAACATAAAAAACCAATCGTTCTTAACTTTTTAAATCTGCTTTCGCTTCCTCTAACTTATATTCAGAACCAGAATTTAACATTGCAAGTTGTATATCTTGCAAGACTCCAGCATTTACTTCTCTTCTTAATGATGCTTTATGACCATCTTGAAACAATCTATTACCATCTTCATCTAAAGCTTTTGTAATCATAAGATTTAATGCAAAATCATCATTAGTTCCTGAATCTCCAGATTTCGCTACGATTGATTCTCTTTCTGCAATAGTTAATGGATTCCAGTATATCTCTAGTACTGTTTCATCTCCATCTTTTAATTCATACACATATTTTTGGCTTACACCAAATTTATTTTTGAGCAGTTCAATCGCTTCCATAGATTCATTAGATTGCTATTCTATTATACTAAGCATTTGCTGAAAATTGACAAGATATTATTCCAATGAAATGACTTCTATCCTCTATTTCCAATGGAGTTGGACCATTAATATCTAATACTCTAGGATTACAACTAAAGGTATCAACATAAGTAGCCTCATTTACAGAAGTTAGTCCATCAATAACTGCTTCAGAAATAGAAGATAAAACTGCTGTTCCTTTTGATTTTGGAACGTAAATATTACATTGAATTACTCCTGCGTAATAAGTTGAAGCTGCTCCTTGATTTTGTAGAGTTGATTGAGTAAAGTTTATGTTCATCAAAATGTATTTTTGACTTTTACCAGGAGTTGTAAAATGAACATTGTCATAAACCATTGAAACAGTAGGGTCGATCTCAGATATCTTATCTGTTACTGCTTTTTCAAACGCTGCTCTAGTATTTACTAAGGTCATGCTTCAAATCCTGTGTATGTAATTCCTGATGATTTCTCAGGTGTAGCTCCTCCTATAAATAGCTTACCTTTATCTGACATGTTTTCTTTTATCAGACGAGCTAAATCACCCTGAACAAATTTTTGGATCTCTCCACTTTCTAAAACATACTGAGAATAAATTGCTTTGTTTCCAATAAAAACTGCTTTTCTGTAATTAAATATTCTTTTACCTGACCCTACGGGAAATCTAGGTCTAACAACTGGTCTAGGAGGTCTAATCTTTTGTCCTTTAGAAAAAGCTTTCCATACAATTTTTCTTTGAGTAGCCCAGGGTTCATAATCTTCTGCTTTATGAGTAGCTGTTACTGGGCTGTTTTGAACCTTCCAGCTAGAAGCAAAAAATCCTGTAAAAACAGGCATTGTTGTTGGTCTAGTCTCATTCCTATTAGATAATTCAAAATGAACATCTTTAATAAGATTATTAAAATCTCTACTAATTTTCCTATCTAAATCTTTAGGTAAATCTTTTAAGAATCTTGTTGCCATCTAAAAACGTACCAAAATACTAAACAGGTAAATCTGCCCGCCTTTCTTAGTATCAATATCAACAATTTGGGTAACTCTGTTTGAACCATTAAAGTTTATCGTTATTTCATCGTTCATTTCTATCTGATTATTTCCTATAAGATCAGGCGTGATATATAGTCTTGCCTGTCTCATCTCTTGACCTGTTTCTTCTTCTGAACGTATAAAAGATATTGGTATTTTTAAGTCAGAGAAAACAGTATCTACAGTTACCTGCTCCCCAGTCTCAATGTTATAACTAGAAACTCCTTTCTTTGTAAAACTAACAGTACTATCAAGTGATGTACCCAAAGAAGATACAACACTTTGAGCAACACTTTTAAATAAGCTATCTAGTTGACCTGCCATTATCCTCTCACCACTCTAGTTTGATAAGTACCAGAACCCCCTAGCATGTACGCACCAAGATAACTTTGAAGCCACGGATATACGTCCAGAATATTGTTAATAGATCCTGTCCCTTGACTATCAGTATTATATTTCACTTGTAAATCTCCTAGCTGAACTTCACTAAAGTTACCATCTTTACCTGTGGTTCCAGTGATAGCACTTGTATCATTAGCTAAAGCTCTAGCTAATTCATATTGTGCATATTTAATGTTATTTGGGATAGTGGTGCAAGTAAGTTCTACATTATCAATTTTATAATTATTCCTTGGAAACTTTAATGCCTGTCCATTATCACATCTTGATCCATAGTAATTCAAGGTATCAATCCATCTTGTAGCTGCAATCAAAGATCTATTCTTCTGATCATCTGTCTTGTCAGTCCAAGTCGAAGAATCTGGTACAGTCTCAAAGTATGTATTAGCCTCTGTCAAAGTGACATAGCTATTTGCAGTAGCACTTGATAATGTTGCTGTTATAGTAGCTGCCACGATTAATAATTAATTTTAGTTTTATTGTAGCGTAAAGAAAAAACCCCACCAATATTTGATGAGGTTT